ACCCCTTGAAGGACTCGACTTCCACGGCTGCCCTTGAAGCGTTGGAGTCATGGTGGGGAGAACAGGCATCCACCCGACGAACCAACAACTGGTGCCAGATGGTTATCGCTACACGATTCCACCAACATGACTTGCACGGTGTGTTGCTGGAGGCGGACGGCATCTACGACGAGGAAGAGAATCCGAATGGCTGGCGCTGGGTGAATATTGCAGGGTTGATTGAAACCGCAGAACAAAAAGCAGACGACCCCCTCGAGCGAGAGATTGGGGAATCACACTGGCCGAGCAACACGGCATTCACCGTGGATATGCTCATGGCGCAGAAGAAGACCATGGGCTCGTTTGCATTTGCCGCTCTGTACCAGGGTAACCCCGTTGCTGCGGAGGGTCAAATCATTAAGGATGGATGGATCACCCGCATTGAGCAAAACCAGTGCCCAGGTTTCGACTTAACCTGGCTCGCTGTGGATTGCGCGTTCTCAGAAAAAGAGATGGCCGACGAAACAGCGATCTGTGTGGCTTCCATTTCCCACCGATCTCCCGGTAAAGTGTATATTCGTGAAATGATTACCGGAAGACTGGGCTTTCCGGACCTTATCGCAAAGGTAAAACACCTATACTCATACTACGACGCTCGTGTTCTTTGCATTGAAAAAGCAGCTTCCGGTCAGTCACTGATTCAGATGCTGAAGAAAGAAGCAAAGATTCCGATTGAGGAAATGAAACCCCTCAAGTCAAAAACGGTGCGTCTTCAAGCCGTGGCTCCCCTGATGGAGTTCAATCGTGTGCAGTTTATTGAGGGAGAGTGGATTGATCCTTTTGTTAAAGAGCTAACCACTTTCCCCTTCGTCAAACATGACGATCGAACCGACGCATTTACTTGGGCGCTCACGTATTACTCCATGAAGTTGGACACGGTAAATCGTGACCTTCAAGACTCAATCACCCAGAACAAACGTTTCTTTGGTGAGCTGACTCGACCCGGATTCGGAAACTCAAATGTGTTTCCAAACATTTCCCGTGGGAGGTTGCGTATGTTCCCGGCCGACCATGCTTTTAATGACCCAGACTACGATGCCGTTTCTGGAGAAGCAGACCCCCGCTCGAGTTTTGTCCGAGGTATTCGCAGCGGCCAAAGAAACATTGGTTGGGATACTGAGTTGTAAGTGGTGATAGCTGAACCACCACTATAATCTAAAAGTTCTATGTTCCTTTACATAGACAGCAAATGGCACTTAACCCCGTTGATCGCAACTCCGAACTCATGCAACAAGAGTTTGGAACAAAAGTATTGATTACAGATTTGGCAGCAGATCGCCTTCTGGCAAAAGCAGCAAAGGAGAATCCCACACAAAAGAAATTTACTGAGTTTTGCGGAAAGCAAAATGGTTGGGACGACTATACGGAGCGCTGGCACTGAGGGTATCCGGGTAAAACCATAGAGTTGGTTGCAGTCCTCCAATGCAATCTCTCAAGATCCAAGGAGGTGGTGATTTTGTAAGTTTATTTAGGCACGAAGAGTATGATCTACCCACTGTTGCTACCACCATCTTCAATATGTTATCAAGTAAGGAAAAGCGCAAGTCCCGTCGCGCTGAATCTGCCCAGATGCTAGAGCAAGCCTACCACAAAGGAATGGATGTTCAGCCGCCCAAGTTTCTAACTTGGCGCCAAGAGGAGCTCTGGAATTGTTTCAAGCGCAACACAGTCACTCTCGCGCACGGGTGCGCGGGTACAGGCAAGACCCTCATCGCCCTTCACTACGGACTTTATGGCATCGCTTCAGGCGATTTTGATAAAGTTTATTATGTTCGTAGCGACGTTGGCGTTGAGTTTCAAAGAGGACGAGGCGCTCTCCCTGGTGATCTTTCCGAAAAGATCGCTCCGCTGATCGCTCCAGTTTTAGACAACCTACCCTGCATTATGCGTTCGCAAGGCGCAGCAGAATACCTTCTGAATAAGAAGATTATTGAACCAGTGCTCCTCGAGGATATTCGTGGACGCTCGCTGAATGAAGCTTTTATTATCGTGGATGAAGCGCAGAACTTCCTGCCTTCGCACATCAAAACTTGTCTCTCCCGCGTGGGCAAAGATTCCAAAATCTGCCTCATCGGCGATACCAAGCAGACGGACTTGGAAGTTTTCCGTCGCGAGAATGGACTTGTCGATGCCATTCATCGCCTTCGCAATCTGATGGAAGTCGGAACTGTGGAGTTTGAGAAAGAAGACATCGTGCGTAACTCTGTAATCGCACACATCTTAGATCGCTACGACGACTAATGGCAAGCAAGGGACCTATGACTACCGCCCACTACCCCGGAAAGGGAGCTATGGGTCCCTCCTTGGGCACACGCAAAAGAGCGCCCACAGTAAGAGAAGTTGCCCGAGCAAAAGCTCAAGCAGTCGGTGGCGGGAGAAAAAGGTGTAGAAAAGGAAAGAATTGTTCCGCAGCCTGCATTCAGGCACGAATGGTTTGTTTAGTTGAGTTTCCCGCGCCGGTGCAGGCCCCACTCGGGCAGGTGCGTAGCTATTTGATGCAGAAAAATAGTGTTCAACCAGGAAGCATCCAAGACAAGCGACTGAACGCGGCCCTGGGCAAACTCTCCAGTGTTCTCAAAGTTGAGGGTCAAGAGGCCCCATCAAAGCGCACAGGATTGGCAAAGCCACAAGTTGAGTGGAAAAGAAATGAGAGAAAGGCGGAAAGACAAGGGATTTTATGGAACGAGGTTCAGGGACTGAAGAAACGGCGAAACCTTTTGGGAGAGGCCGAGTTTGAAAGGGAGGCGATGCGTGCTCTCCATAAAGATGCGATGTCACGGGGTCTCCGACTGCCTCGCGCAGAATTGGAAATGATCTTAGATGTTCTTCCGAAAAATGTTCAAACATCTCTCGCAAAGTCTGGAAGGGCAGAGAGTGGTCAGTGGTATAATGGAAAGGATGAAAATGGAAATGTGATCTTCTCCAGGACCCCTGGCAAGGAGAGAGCTATTGCTGTGCTTGACATGTGGTTTCGTCAGGGTGGCACAGATGCCTATCAGGGGAGAGGTGGCAGGGTGTGGGCACCACCGGATTTGGACATTGAGCACATGCGCTCACTCTCGCAGGGGGGCAGAGATACACCTTCAAACTGGATTCTGGCTAGGGCTGGTGCGCAACGAGCACGGCAAGCTCAACCACTCGGCAAATGGATTGATCGGTTGCCATCAACACGCGAAGAATATAAAACATATTTGTCAAACTATGCGAAAGAGCGTCGAGCAAAACAGGCACGAAAAGCGCGGTTGGCCCTTGTCGATCCCAAGAAAATGGGTGATGCTGAACTCTTTAGTAAGGGTGGAAAAACACTGGCTGAGCTTTTCCGTGGAGAAAATGGGGGAAGAACCCCGGATACTTTCACAAAAGAGTGGCTCGGTATTGCAAGCTCTGGTGGTCGCAAGGGAAACTCTGGACCTCCGGCACCTTTCGCAAAAGGTCTTGCTTTGATTGCGAAAGCAGAAGGATTACCCAAAGCCCGAGCAGTAGGTAACGCAATGAAACGACTATGGAATGATGAGTGGAAGGCACAAGGTAACATCACAAAGCAACAAGCATACAAACAAATGCTCGGAGAGATGCAAAAGAGTTTAAGTGCGGAACAATATAATAATCTTTTTCTTCCTTCCGCACAAGCGTGGGCCAGATCCAACGAGTTCCTCTAATGCGCAAAGACACACGATTTCGCAGACCAGATCGGTCTGAAATAGAAACAAAATTGCCAAACGGCATTCTAAAGGACCCTCAAGCTCTGGGTGTCTGGAACATGATGCTTCGAGGAGACGACCCCTCCGACATCGCCCACACCTATCGCTCGTTTCGGGACAGTTCTCACTGCACCGTTCCGAGAGAACACCTCCGCGCCATGAGAGACGCCATGATCACATCAATGAGAGAAGCAAACAAGCAGGATCCCAAACCCAGGGTAGAAAAGAAAAAGGGCATTCACTACGATTCCATGCCCGACGGATGGATGCCCAGGAGGACCGGAGCATGAAAGCGAAAGAGTTAATTGAAAAGCATCAGATTCCTTGTGGCCCAGTGGCCGTCAGCGTTGAAGGCGTATGCCGCCGCCGCCTACGTGATCAGTTTGACATGCTCCTGGATCGTTTAA